TGCTGCTGGTTGATGAACCACACCCCGTTCGCGCCAGGCAGGAATGCCTCCAGCATGTTCACCAGGTCGGTGTAGATCGTCGCCGGGGCCGGGGGGTTCTGCTGGGCCGGGATAACGATGGTCGCCGGTGCGCCGATGACGCCGAGCGGCTGGCCCGCGCCCGTGCCCTGGAGGAAGCAAAACTCTTCCTCCCAGTTGATCGCCCCGACGAAGCCCATGGGACCCGTCAAGAAACTCACCAGTCCCACCCCCTCGTCGTCCAGGAGTTCGTCGCTGGCGCGCGTGTAGCACACCAGCTTGTGCGCCACGAGCGGGATTTGTTTGAACGTGGCGTCATACTGCGCCTTCGTGCCGCTTTCCTCAGTCCAGCGGGCCAGGATGCCGCCGAACCAGTGGGGCTGCCCGGCCGTGGTCCCGGTCTGGTCGAGTACCGGGATACTGATCTGGCGGCGGCGCATGGGAATGACGGTCGCCCGCGCCCGGACGGTGTTGGCCTGGGGCGCGACGCCGTAGAGTTCGTTGAGCTGCTCCACCGGCACCAGGAACCCACCCTGCGCGCCGATGGCCTCGTTCATCGTGACCTTTTCCTGCCACTGCGTACCCGTGCCGTGTTGCTTGGCGTTACCCGGCTCGTTGGGGTCGCTGAAGGCTGCCAGAGCCGGATGCAACGGGCCGCGATTCCGGGTGTTCCCGGCGTCGGCGACGGCGCAGAGGAACTGCCCGAAGTTTTTGAAGCTGGACCGCGCCGGCTGCTGGGTCGCGCCCGCCGCCACCAGGCTGGGCATGCCCTTGACCGCCTCGGTGATCTCGTTGAGCCGGGCGGCGTCGGCCTTCAGGCCCTTCGCCTCGGTCAACAGCGGCTCGATCTTCGCCTTGTCCTCAGCCGAGGCGTCCTTGTTCTCCAGAATCACGCGCACCTGGTCAAACAACGAACGGCTGCGCCCGATCATCTCATTGTAATCCATGTTTCACCTCCATAAGCTGTAATTCTCGTAGTGCTTGGTCAATATCCGCAAGCCCGTAGGAGGTGGGTGGTGTGCCCGGCCCGGCCTGCTGTTTCGTGGGCTGGTTACTGTCCATTCCGTCCGGCTCTTCCTCGTCCGGCGGCTCTGCGGCGGGTGGGGTTTCGTCCCACATCCCGGCGTCTTTCATGATCTCGATGAGCGTTTCCATTGCCGCCCGAATGCGCGCCGCGTTGCGGGCCGCCAGGACCCGCCCGGCCTTCGTGCTCACCTGGCTTGTAGCCGCCGCCCCGTCCCCGGTGGGAAGGTCAGTCGCCCTCTCTGCCTTGCTCGCCGATTCGCTGCCCTCGGCGACGTAGAGCGCCCGCTGCTGGTTGCGCGCTGCCTCTTCGGTGTCGTGCTCGCCCAGGGCCTCGCCGGTCGGCGCGCCGTCCTCGCCCACTTTGTAGACGCGCCACTTGTCGCCTTCCCGGAACACGTCGTAGGGCTTGCCCTCGCTGGCCCCGGTAGCGGTCTTCGCACTCAGCGTCGAGGTGGCCGGATTCATGGCGAAGATACAAGGCGAGTACTCCCACAGCCGCACGGTGCGAATGTTGCGGATCGTCTTTTCCTCGCCGTCAATCATTTCTTTGGTGTAATCCGTGTCCAGCGCGTCGTACCCAATGCTGTACTCGTCTACCACACCGCCAGCAATGCGCGAGAAAGCACCCGCGCCTTCTGGTGTGTCCATCAGGTATTGCGTTTCGGCCATGAGCGCCCCGGTAGCGGTGGGATACTTGGCTAGTATCTTCGGGTCCAGGCCCATCCGGTCCACTTCCCAAATCCGAACCGGCCGCCCAATCACGTCACTGAGCCGTTGGGCGTTGTGCGCATCCAGCACGCGAATCTTGCCGCTGCGTTCTGTGACGGTTTTCACAAACGCGCCGGGGTGTATCCGGTCGTCCCCCAGGTCCACGTTGCCGAACACGGCGACGCTGTGAACGACGATACCCTGGGCCGCGTCGAGTTTGACTTGAAATGCCGGGAAAGTCTTGTGTTCCATGTTCACCTCCGCCAAAAGAAACGCCGTCAGCCCGGCGAGGTGGTGTCACTCTCGCCCACTGACGGCGTATGCCCTGAAGGGCTATTGCCTTATGAAGTTGTCAATGCATTATAGATTAGTCTTTGGGCCTTTCATCTTGGAATATCGCATGTGCTGCGCAGAAACGCACAAGGTCAGGCAATTTCCGCAACAATTCCGCGTACAACTTATTGGTATGTGCCTCGGACCATTCATTTTGCTCGCTCACGTTCTATCCCTCTCTCTCTTCCGTTCCTGTGACGTGCGGGCCAGCCCCCACCGCCGCTCTATCGCGTCCACGATGAGGAGCAGGGCTTGCCGGACTGCCAGCCACAGGTCGCGGTCACTCATTTCGTCTCACTCGGCCCCACGCCGTGATGGACGCACACATTCAGGCACGCGGGGCACACGGGCCGCCCGGCCTGTTCGTGCCCCGGCGGGGCTATGACGCCGGTTCCCGCCGGGAGGGGCTGGCTACACCGGGCGCAGGTCGTGGATTCGCCCACGATGGGCAGGTGGCATTGCGGGCAGGTGGCGGCGATGTGGGTCATGGTTTCCCCCTATTCCCAATGTTCACGGACGGCCTGAATCTCAGCCATGACGTAAATCACGGCGCGGCTTTCTGGGTTCAACTCCGCCCATTGTCGCCGGAATGATTCGGGGACGTGGTTACGCCAATCGTGAACCTGCCCTCGATTCTCAAAGTCGGGTTGGGATAGTATATCCAGTCTGTCCAACAAAGAGAATACCGGGAAGTCAAACTCCTGGAGTAAATCGCTGCGCAATCTAGCCACCATAATGGCCGCGTGGGTCATAATCCGGCCCAGCTTTCTTTCCACGGGAGCAGCACGCACCGGCAGTCCGGGTGCAGCGGCGGCCCCTCGATGTCCTCGTAGTCAAACGTCATGGTACGCGCGGCGTCCCCCTCGCCAACGGTGAGCGAACCGCCCTGTGGATAGTAAGTTGCGGCTGTACCGATGGTCTTACCGTTCAGCGAGAAACACCAGGGACAGGTGCGGTCGTCGTCTGTCGTCAACCACTCCTTGCCCTCGACGCCCCACTCCTGGTACAACGCCTGCGTACCGCGTGCCGACGCCCGGATCGTCTCGGTGCGAGCAATCAGTTCGCGCCGATAGGCTGGCATACGATGTTGGAACCAGGCGAACGATTCGGGCGACAGATCGCCCGTCAGCCACTGTCGGAATAGGGTGCCGAGGTTCGCTTGCATTTTCGGGATTGACCAGCCCTCTTCCATTGCCTGGCGGAGCACCAGGTTGAGCGTATCGCCAGTGGTGGTCAACACCTCTTCGGCGAACTTGAAGACATAGCTGCGGAACCATTCCTCCGCGAACAAATTGCGCACGTCAAACTCAATGCCGATGGCGACGGCCCACGCCCGGCCCTGCGCCTCAATGAGACCCTGTAGCACGGGGATGAAAGCTGCCCGCCAACGGTCGCCGGCCGCCGTCAGGATCGCTTGCCAGTCGGCGTTGACCTGCCGCCAATCGGGGCTGGCCTTCTGATCTAACCCGTCATGGAATGCCTTGCTCAGTGAGGCCAACAGTTCGCGCTTGTCCAGCTCGAACTGTGCCCCCGCCACCTCGTAGAATCGCGGCTCCCAGGCTCGCGCGATTTTGTCTACCCGAACCCCCTGGGCGGCTTTTGTTTCCTGGTCCCACAGTTTGCGGGCAGCCGGCGCGGGCAGCGCCTTCGGTTCCTGCCGCTCCTCCGTGGTCGCGCTGGCCGCCCCGGTCGTGCCCGCTGGCAACGCGGCCGGCTTGCTCCCCACGGGCATCAGGTTCATCGGCATGTAAACCACTTGCCCATCTGGGAGCGGCGGGATGTTCAGCCCCACGACGCCAGCCGCCACATCCTTCGGCACGCCCAGGTTGACCAGTTGCGCCCAGGCCGTCACCAGGCCCGGCAGGTCACGCTGGAGCGCCGGGACTTTCGATAGGTCAAATGCTACGAACTCGCCAGCATCGCCGGTCAGGTAGTAGCGGTAGGCCGCCTTGAATAATTGCAGTTCAGGTACGAGTGTGTCTTCCCAACAGGCCAACCGCGCCTCTTTGTAATTGGCGTAGGTACTCCGCTCCAGCCCAATGCGGCTGCCGATGAGGATCGGCGGCACCCCGAACGGCCCCAGGATGCGGCTCTCGTTGCGCTGGTCCAGGCCGTCGAATGACATTTCCTCAAAGTTCAAACCCACGCGCTCATACGTGCCGGTGCGGTCGAGCACCCCGATGTCAGTCCAGTTCTCGTACCCGCCATAGATTTCGCGCCAGCGCTCTTTGATCCGCGAGATAGCCGTATCGTCCAGCGGGATGTCGAACTTGAGTAACCCCGGCACCACAGCCCCGTGCTCGAAAAAAAGCTTGAGGAAGCGGGTGATACTGTTGTCCACGTCGGCGCTGTAGGCCAGCGCCGACATGGGCGACATGCCATAGCCCAGGCCCTCCAGCGGGTCGCCGGGGTTGGGCAATTTTATGTGCATCACGTCTGATGGTAGGAACGGGATACCGTCTAGCTGACTCCGGCCCTCGGGCACATACAGAAACCCCTTGAGGCCGGCCCGCGTGCCGCGCTGTTCTGGGATGATGTATACCCGGTCCGGGCGCAACGAGTACAACGCCGTTGGTAGAGCAGCCCGCCGGGGCCGGTCGCAGTAGACGTAGCAGTTGCCGGCCAGGTTGAGGTAGACGGTGTTGAGGTCCTGAAAGCCACTCCAGGACTGCCAGGGATTCGGGCGGGCGAGGAGGCGGGCCAGCGGGTCGTCCTCAGCCACCGGCTCAGGACGATCGGGATCGCCCGTGTAGGCCCGCAGCGGAGCCTGGCGCAACGCCCGCACTTTGTACATGATGGCCCCGTAAATCAGGGCGTTGACGTTGAAACCGTCGGCAATGTACGAGGCCAGATCCACGATCTGCCACTGCGGGGTGCCCTGTCGCCACGCGGGCCAGGCGAACGGCGCGGACTTCTCGCCGCCGGGCCGGGGTCCAGGGCCGGTCGCGCGGAACATGCGCCAGGCGAGTTGGGCGCGTTTGCGCAGTGGAATGGTATCAGCCAAAGTGTACACTCCCCGACTCAATCACCGTCGCCGCGTAGCGATAGGCGTCGAGCCGATGGAACTTGCGTTTGTCTAGTATCTCATCGGTTGGATTCCCCGCCGCGTCGAGTTTGCGGCTGTACGTGCCCAGTTCATCCCGGAATCCCCGGCAGGTACGAAATACTCGCAGCCGGTTCGTTTTCACCAGGGCCACGCCCCGGTCAATGCCGGCCTCTACGTCGTCCAGCGGTGGCTCTTGCACCCAATAACCCCAATCACGCCGCTGTTGTGATTCACTTTTGGCCCCGCCCACCGCCGCGAGGTCGGTATACCCGGTTGCCAATGCTTGCGCTTTTGCCAGATGCTCGCTAGAGGTCAAGCCGCCCTCAAGGGTCTCATGCCACACATACCAGATGCTGGTCTCCGGGTCTTCGGATAGCCACACGCTCGCTTGGTTGACTCCGCCGAAGTCTACCCCCACCACCGTCCGCCAGTCATGCGGGATCGGTCGGGGGTCTACCAGCATCGCGTCGGTGAAGTCGCCGTAAATCAGGCCGCCTGGTTTGGCGAACTCCCCCCGGTAAAACATCGCGAATCGCCAACCCTGCATCCGGTCCGCCATTCTGTCGTACTCGACGCGGGGGAAAGCCGGATTGACATAGCTGGCAAACTGCACGATCTCGGTATCTGGGTCGCCGTCCCGCCAGCGGTCGTAAGCCTCACTTTTAAGCCACCCCAGGTTGTAGAGCGTCGTGGTGCCCAGGACCGGCCCCTGGGTGAGCGAGAGCCGCCGCTGTACTGCCTCCCAGGTCTCCAGAGTGAAGCTGTCCTGCCCGCATTCGTCGAGCCAGGCCGCCTGAGCGGTCGCCGATTCCAGTCCCCCGCCCGATTCGGCGGAGCGCAGAATGATGCGCCCCCACATCGGGTCGCTGGACGTTTTGGCCCGGAATGGTGCGCCTCGGCGGGCACCCTCGCAGATTTCAATGATGCGCTCGCCGGCCCAATACCGCCCGATGTGTAGCACGTTCTCCAGGACGGTGCGCAGTTCTGGCAGCATCTTGAGCTTGAATAGGTCGTATGACGCCGTCACTGCCAGATAGTCGCCGGGGCCGCGTTTGGTTATTTCGCGCCACAGCCACCACGGACCGAGGGCCGTCTTACCCCCCTGCGATCCGGCGAGCATGAACGTAAAGCGCCGCGTGCTGTCCCAGGTGCGGGCCTGGCCGGGGTGCAGGTTGAGTCGGAGTTTGCCATCTGAGATGGTGTAAAACTCACCCACCGGCCCCCTGCTCACCGTAATCCTTGACTACTTCAATCACCTGAAAACTGACGGGTTGGCCCCCGGTCGTCACGTCCGCACGCACCGGCGCGTCAATGCCCAAAATCTTGCACCGCCGCTCGATGCACCACTGGACACCGGTCAAGAAGCGCGGGTCGCCGACTTGCCCCTCTTTGCGTATCTGCGCCTTGATTCGCGCTGGCGCGCCGCTCCCGTCGTCTGCGCTTTCGGTCGTTTCGGTTTCGGCAATCTTGCAACTGCGGCCCCAGGCGTCCCAATACTCTCGCTCTAGCCGGTCCACCTTCGCCAGTTCTTGCGCTTTCGCCGCGTCAAAGTCGGCACGCGCCGCCGCCAGCCACTCGTCCTGTAGGGTCTTGAGATCACGACTGACGGTAGACTGGTCAACCCCGGTTTCGGTGGCAATGTCCGCCTGTAGCCAGCCCTTGAGGTACAGGTCAGCTATGCGCCGGCGGTCTCTGGCAAGTTGGGATGGTTCGCGTCGCTTTGTCATTTTATGCTACCAAGTATGCGCAACGACCGTCCGGCCCCCATGCCCGCATAGTCCGCGAGCGCCGCCGCCGCCCGGCGCGTTTCGCCGGCGCAGCGCAGGAGCGGGTTGGCGGGCAGCCAGGTTAGGGACATGCTACACCTACGCAACGATATATCGCCACGGCGGTCATAGAATCAGCAAACGAGTATTGACGAGTTTTCATTTTTAGCCTGTTTACCCGTTGACAACCCTACCTATGTCGGGTATAATATCATTGTACCGAAACACCGAAGGGAGAAACACAATGCACCGCGCCAAATCTCAATGTTTCAGCAGGGCGAAGACCTGCCCCTATTCTCTGGCACTCCGCAGGACGTTCAGGAGCAGCCCTACCGCCCTACCGCCGTCACCGCCGCTCCCAAGCTGCCGGGCCTGGATACACCCCCAGACTGGCAGGAATTACAGAAAGTCAGGAGGACACCATGACGCTCTACAGTACCGCCCAGGCCGCCGCCTATCTAGGGTTCGGGGTGGACGCTCTCAAGTACCACCTGCGCGTCGGACACCTTACCCCCCAGAAAATCGGGCACTCGCTCGTTTACACCCAGGAAGAGCTTGACCGCTTCCTACTCGCCCGCCGCCCACCCGGGCGGCCCCGCCAGGAGGAATCCCATGAATCAGCAGTTTAGCCTTTTCGACCAGACCCAACCCGCCCCGCCCACGTTCACCGGCACGCTCATTTACGAACCGAAGGGCCGGGCCAGAGAGTACGCGGCCCTGGCGTGTAACACCTATCGGGGCTGCGACCATCGGTGCTCCTACTGCTACGCCCCCTCCGCCTGCCAGGTAGACCGCCAGGACTTCGGCAACCCCCAGACCCGCGCCGGCGACTTCCTGGTGAAGCTGGAGCGCGAGGCCCGCAAGGCCCAGGCCGCCGGGGTCACGACGCCAGTGCATCTGTGTTTCACTTGCGACCCCTACCAGCACCTTGATGCCGTGCACAAGATCACGCGCCAGGCGATTACCATTCTGCATCGCTACGGACTGCCGGTGCAGGTGCTCACGAAAGGCGGGCGGCGCGCGCTGCGGGACCTGGACCTGTTCACCCCCGCCGATGCCTTTGCTACCACGCTCACGCTCCTGGACCCGAGCCAGTCCGTCCAGTGGGAACCGGGGGCCGCGCTTCCCGCCGACCGCATTGCCGCCATCCGGGAGTTTCACGCCGCCGGCGTCCCCACCTGGGTCAGCCTGGAGCCGGTCTTGGACCCGGCGGTGGCCCTGGCAATCATCGCGCAAACCCACGGCGCGGTGGACATTTTCAAAATCGGGCGGCTCAACTATCACCCCCGCGCCAATGAGATTGACTGGCAAGCGTGGGCCCTGAACTCCACCGCCCTGCTGCGCTCGCTCGGCTACGAACGCAACCCCAACCCCGATAGCCTGCGGGCCGGGCAGTTCTACGTCAAGCACGATCTGGTGGCTTATCTAAAATGAGCCGGGCCAGATAGTGCGTCATCTGCTTTGCGTGTCCGCAGTAGCGCCCCTGAAAGCGGTCCAGCCGATACCCGGCCGGGGCCGCTTTTTCTTGCAGCATTTCCCGGCACACGTCCAGATAGCGGGCGCACATCTCGGAGATACCGTAGCGCGCCACCATCGGCTGAAGCGAAGCCACATCCCACCCGCCAGTAGCTTTGATTTTCTGGCGTAAGCCGTCATTGACGACGACCCACAGTTCCGGCGCGCGCGGGCGAGTGCTGGCAAAGAAAGCGTCCACTGCGGGCCACGGTTCGCCGTAGGGGTCCAGGTCCAGCAGGTTGACCACCAGGTGCGCCCCGGCTCCGGCTTGCAGGGCCACTACACAATCGGCCTCGTATACCGCCCAGGTAGGCCGCTGTAGGCCCAGGATACCGGCGCGGGCCGGGTCTTTTTCAAAAACGACGCCCGCCCCGACCTCGCTGTAGCACGCCCGCCAAATCTTGCCCAGGCCGCCGTAGCACTCCATAATCACCGGCGCGGCTATTTCCCGCAGTACCAACCGCCGCTCGGCAACCTTACCCGCGAAGGGGCTGTTATCCTTTTGCATCGAGGTAAGCCTGGCAAATCAAGATCACGGCATCGCCCCGGTTCTGTAGCCCGGTGGCAAGAATCGCCTTTTCAAACACCGCCAGATCGTCGGCGTAGAGCACTGGCTTAATCATGAGTTTGTGGTTGCCCAGGGCGCGCCGGCTATCCCCGGTGTCCCCCGCCTCGTACCAGCCCTCGGTTTCGGCTGCGTAGACCAGTTCCGCCAGCCGCTCCGCCGTCACGCCCGGCACGCTCTTACCCGTCGCGCGCACCTGCTCCACCAGGGCCAGGAGCCGCGCGTTGTCGGGCGTCGCCAGCTTCGCCGTTTCGTTGTCGGCGACCAGCAGCCGCCGGGCGTCGTCCAGACTGAGCGCGCTCCAGTCCTGCGCTTCCAGGGCCGTGAACCCGCCGGCTTGCGCCGCCTGGACCAGACCATGCCCCGCGAGGATGTAGTATTGCCCGGCGTCCAGATCGGTATCGGCCCCCCGCCAGATCACAATGTTCTTGAACTGCCCAATTTCGTCAAGGCCCTGGGCGAGATGTTCAATTTGCGTTTCGCTGTGCGATTGATAGTTGAACGGAGCCGGATGCAGGTTCGCCACCGGCACAGTGATCTGCGGCATGGTGCGCGGCGTGCGCACGTCATCCGTCACAGCAGCACCGCCGCCGCCAGCAGCCACGTCAGGCCAGCCAGCCAGCACAGACCCAGGACGAATACGAGCTTGGGCAACAGCAGGTCAGGCACGCGGC